GGGCAACTAGCAGCAAGACTAAAAACGTGTATTATAACGAGTGTAAATGTAATCACAAAAACGCTGGAAAATGGGATGCGAGAAAAGAAATGTGGCGAAATGACTATCGTAATTTACAATTAACACCGAGAAAAAGCGTGGTCGTTTTTCACTGGGTGCCGTTGGAGAACATAAGCAGACTATTAGAGCAGCTTTAGAGGGCTTAATTAGGGTCTTTTATGGTGGTTTCTTATCTCATAGACCAGTAAAACAATAGAATAAACCTAAAGGTTTAAGGTATCTATTGGAGCAGTTTGTAAGAACTCAACCGTCCTTTTGCGTAATGCATGGGTATGTGTTAGGGATTGCATAGGCATAATGCACCCCTCCCTATGCCCCCTTTTGGGTATGGGGCACGTGTAATATACATCATGGCTCCCTCTCGCAAATCCTAGTTTTCAACCCCATTTCGTATCATTTCAACATAAAAATTACATTTGCGTATATTTTGTGTGTGTCGTGTGTCACACATTTTTTTCCTTATTTATAAAATTTTGAATTTTTTCATGTCATTTCGTGTGATTTCTTTCTGTGAAAAGTTTCATATTTTTTGTTGATAATTTTCAATTTTAAGTTTATTTTGTGTGTGAGGAAATCTATGGAAAAGCGTGACGATATTTTACTATCTCTAATTCCTGAGTCTGAAAAGGCTTATTTTGAGAATCGTGAGAGAAAAGCGAAAGAAGTAGATATTAAGGATGGTCAAAAAGGGTTAGCGGAAACTCTTATGATGGAGTTCGTTAACGATGATGGAACGGTGCTTACTCCTAAAGATATTATCGATAGGAAGGCAATTGGTTTTGTTATGGCTAATCCAAGTCCGCAGAATGTCAAAGCTCTCTATGAACTAGCTGGTCTAGCGGCTCCGAAAGAGATTGATGTTAAATCAGGTGGTAAACCAATTGATAAGTTCCTCTCTGATCTGTCCATAAAACAAGCGGCTAATGGAGAAAACTAGAAATTTCTCCGTGATGGTTCCTGACTCGTTGGGAAGACCGCACGAAATTAGAGTCCTCGATTTCATCCAAAACTTTCTCTATATTAGACCGAAGCCAAAAAACTTGATGGCGGAGATTCTTGATGGGGAAGTGGAAGATACACCACTCATTCTCTTTAAGTTAAATCCTCAGCAAATGAGGTTTTACTTACAAATTGAGGATGATTGGAAACACTATCGTCCGATTAGGTACATAGTGCTAAAAGCTAGACAAATTGGGTTTTCAACCCTGATTGCAGCAATTATCTTCACGATGACGATCTACTCTCCTTATAGAGAGTCGTTAGTTATCTCTGATAAAGATGACCATACAAAGAGAATCTTTGAAATGTATCAGAGGTTTTATGACCATCTTCCTGAAGAGATAAGACCTAGCCAGGCGGTTGGGCGTAAAGGTAATATGCTCTCCACGACCAATGAGTCTACGGTTTCAGTTGAAACTGTGTCGGATGACTTGGCAAGAGGTGCGACTTTAAGAGCCGCTCACGCTTCCGAGTTCGCGATGTGGAAGAAACAACAAGAGGCAATGGCTTCGTTAGCGAATGCTGTTCCACTCTCACCTAATGCGATGCTTTTTATTGAAAGTACCGCGAAAGGTATGAACTTCTTCCGTGACTTATTCGTTAATGCCTATGGCGGAAATAGTTCTTCTCTAAAAGGGTGGTTTGAACCTTGGTATCGAAACCCAGAGTACAAGAAACCCTATAACGGAGAAGAGCTCCAACGCTACGGCATCTATGGCGATGAGGTTGCACTCATGCGAGATTATGAAAAGGAAGGCGTAACGCTCGAGGGCATGATGTGGAGACGTGCACAAATCGATCAGATGGGAATTGATTTATTCCATCAAGAAAATCCAACTTACCCTGATGAAGCGTTCATCTCTACTGGTTATTCCATCTTCAATGCGATGAAAGTCCAAAAGAGAATGGATGAAGTCCAAAGGGACACTTATCAGAAACGCGGTCACTTCGAATATAAGATGGTTGTTTCTCCTGACAATAGAAGAATCACTATCAGCAATGTGCGGTTTGTGAGTGACCCAGGCGGTGATGTCATCATCTTTGAAGAACCGTTCCCTGGTTACCCTTACGTGATGGGCGTTGACCCTTCTAGTATTCATGGGGAAGACTTCAATAGTTGTCAAGTATTAAGACATGATGGCAACAGCCGAAAACAGGTTGCAAAGTTCCGAAAGCAAAATATGGATCCTGATGAACTCGGTATCTATATGTACTGCTTGGGAACTTACTATAATACAGCGTTAATCGCTGTAGAAAACAACAGAGGTCAGTCCACTAACAAGACTTTGGCTAAATGTGGTTATCGGAAAATCTTCGTTGGTCAAGACCAACAAGGTTACGAAGAAGATGTCCTTACAAAGTATGGTATCTCCACACAAGGTTCTAACAAAGAGGACATGATTAACAACCTTAAGGCAAGGTTTAGAGAACATCCAGAAGAGTTCCAAGACTTAAACACCTTAAGAGAGATGCAAACATTCGTAGTGTTAGACATCGGTAAAACTGGTCACTACATCATGGGTGCATTGCCTGGCTGTCACGATGACGATGTGATGAGCTACGCATTAGCGTTAACCGCTGGTGCGACTAATCAGCAAACCACATCCGTTAATGTCGTTAAAAACAAGGAAGAAGGCTTACCTTGGCAGCTTAGAGAAACCAAGCCACAAAAGAATTCAAATGGGAGAGGGTTATGGAAAAAGTCAGTCGTATCTTAGTCAGTCGTAGTGATGCCAAGAAAGTGGCTAATCTTGAAAAAGCCCTCTCTCTACTTGGTCTTTCTATTGATGACATAGTTAATGCCATCAAAGAAAATGCCGAACTTAAAGAAAGAGTCGATTTATTGGAGAAGGAAATGGCTTCTTATAAGAAAGAATGCCGTGAAGAAATCCGTAAGGAACTTCAGCAAATCTCCACTAATGTCCATAACGAAGTGGTTAAATCCACAAAGAATGTCGAAGAAGGCATGAAGAATTATTTATTTAAGGGGAATCGTATAAATGAGCAATTCTAAAAAGGTCGTTCCTACCAGTAGCGTTGAAAACCAAAAGTCTGTTGATGCAGAACTTTTTGAGCATCACGAAAGATATATGTCCCAAAAGGGATTTACTGCATGTATTCCTGAATGGTGGGCAATGTATGAAGGTAGACAAAACCTTAATTATGACGATGATCTTCCAAGAGCCACTGAAAACATTTGCGGTTGGGTTGTTGACTCACAACACGCGACCATTTTAGGCACTACTGTTACCCTTAACTTCACATGCTTTGATAAAAATTTATCAACTGATGGATTAAAGAAATTCGATGAATATGTCCAAAAGTCAATCAAAATGTCGTCTTTCTGCGACATTGTCGTCCGTGATTCGTTAGTTGCCGCGACTGGCTTCTTATATCACTACTGGAGTGATGACGTAACCACAATAAAAGGGAAACAAAAAGGCTCTTTAGCCTTGGATGATATTGCTTTAGAAGACTTCCGCTGTGCTAATCCAAGATTAGACTCTATTCAAAGACAAAAATGGGTTGGTTTTGAAAAGAGAATGGAAGTTAAAGCTGTGAGAGCCACAGTCAATAAGAAGATGAAAGACTACGATAGAGTTATTGCTTCTATCGTTCCTGATGATTACAGCTCTCAAAAAGAAAAATACGATAGCGATGAAGATATGCTTCAATCAGGTTTATGCACTGTTTTGACAAGATTCTTCCGTATCGATGGCGAAGTTTATTGGACTCGCTCAACAAAGACTGTCCAATTATGCGACCCAATTCCATTAAACCCATCAATTACCAATAGAAAATTAAAAATCAAGGATGAATACGAAGAAAACGGCTATTCTCCTGATGATGCTGAAATATATGAACTTGATCCAGAAGTTCCAACCTTCCAAGATGAAGAACTCGAAGGTGCAAGTGATGAAGAACACATTGGTGAAAAAGAGAAGTTCTCCCACTACCCAATTGCTGCTCTCTCACTTATTCCTCGTAGGAAATGTCTCTATGGTCGTTCAGTCATTGAAGGCATCTCTGATAACCAAAAAATCATTAACTTCATCATTTCAATGATGGCTAAAGAAATCCAAGACACTGCTTGGGCTACCATCATTATGAAAGAAGGTGCGGCTAATGGTCAAACTTGGACTGGTGCTCCAGGTGGTATGTTCGTTGACTATACACCAGGCAATAACTTCGGTATTAAGAGACTCGAAGGCAACCAATTAAACAGCCAAGTTATGAATTATGTGACCACTATCATTGACATCACAAAAATGATTACTGGCACAAACGAATTAGTTGATTCCTCTTCTAACTTAAAAGATGTTACCGCATACGCGTTACAAATCCTAGAAGAGCAAAGAAATAAAAGAATTGAAGTCTTACAAAACCGCTACTGGAGATTCTTGGTCGACTGTGCGGAAATCAGACTTGAGTTCTATAAGCACTACTACCCAGAGAGTTATTACATCTATGAGTTAAGTGATGCCGAGTTCCAAGAAGAACAACAAGCTCACCAAGAAATGGTATCTCACCCTGAAGAAGAAATCCCGTTCAATGGTGAAATGATGAAACAAGGTGAGGTCGCTAAGATTAAAGGTGAGCCAACCAAAGTTCAAAGAAGAAAAATCGATCCAGCGAAAGAACTTAAAGGTCATATCTTTGATATCGTATGTGAACCTGGTAAAGGCACTAAGTACAGCGAAATCATTGATACCGACTTAATCAATAACCTCTTCTTAAATGGTGGTTATGAAAAGATGAGTGCTGACAGCTTCGAAATGTGGCTCAACTTGAATCCTCTTATGAGTGAATCAAAGAAAGCCGACATCAGAGTGTTAATCAATAAACAAAGACAATCTGAAAATGCTCAATTAAAAGGACAACTCCAAGAAATGACTGGAATGCTCCAAGTGGCATTGAGCAGAGTCAAACAACTTGAAATGTTAGCACAACAAAAAGATGCTCAAGCAGCATCAATGGAGAAATCATTCAAAGATTCTCTCGGAGCCGCGAAAGAAATGGTTGCCAATCGTGATGAAATCATTAAGCAACTCCAAGGTCAAAAAGGCGGCGGTTCTGGCTTACCATCAGCCGAAGAGATGGCACAAAACGATTAAAGCCGAAAGGGTTTAATAAACTATCGCACCCACGCAGCGTAAATGTGGAGTCACTACCATTGTAGTGGTCGGAAAGGACAAAATGGAAGAAGAAAACAAGAATCCTGCTTCTACGGAAGAGGAAAACCCATCTTCTAACGAAGAAGAAGGTAAAACTAATCCCCAAAGTGACCCATCACAAGAAGAGGGAACAAACGAAGACAAAAATCCACCTGCTACTGAAGACCCTAATAAAAAAGGCGAGGGGCAGTCTAAAGAGGAAAATGCCAAGTTTGCAAAATTGAGACATGAGCGTGATGTTGCTAAGGCAAAGGCTGCAGGCGATGCTGAAGGCTACAAGCGAGCAAGAATCAAAAGTGTTGGTGGAAAAAATCCCTATAGCAACGATTCTCCTATAGAGACTGATGAAGACTATGAATTCTATGAACTTCAAGATGAAGTGAACTCTCGCGGTTTAGACCCAAAGAACCCACTTGATATTGAAAAGGTTCGCAGAGAATTGGCTACCAAAAAGGCTGAAGAAGCCGAGCGCAATAAGTCGCAAGCACAAAAAGACCAAGACAAAGCGGATCAAGAAGTTAAAGATTACTTAGCCGAAGGTCACACTAGGGAAGAATTAAAAAAGTATTGGGCAGATGAAAAGTTCCAAGAGTTCGCCTCTGACTTAATCGGTGTAGTTCCATTAAAGACTATTATCGCCAAGTTCGATAAGGCGTACCCAAAAGAAAATCCAGCCACTAGAAAAGAAGCGGCTAATAAGACTTCATCTCCTGGTAGTGCTTCTAATGACGAACAAGAAGTTCCGAAGAAGTCTATCAAAGATATGAATCGAGAAGAGTTTGCCGAATATATGAAAAAAGTTGAGCGAGGGAAAGTAAAAATTGATTCATAGAAAGGACACTTAATTTATGGCAAATGAAGTCAAAATGACAACTGGTCAATTGTCACAAGCTCAAAAAGAGTTCGTCCAAAAAGCGGTCATGTACGAACTTGATGCGTTAAAAGATAATGTCTTATTCAAATACGCAGAAAAAACCAATTTCGACCCAACAAGTGATGAGTATTCTTGGAGAATGTACAAAGATCTTCCAAAGACCACTGACCACTTAATCGAAGGCATCACACCTGATGGCTTAAAATACTCCTTAGTCGATTTCGCGATTAAAGTTTACCAAGAAGGTAACTTCGTTCCATTAACCGACAAAATGTTAAAGTACGGCGTTGACAAACAACTCGCAATCTCTGGCAAATTACTCGGTAAGAACGCTAGAAATAGACTCTTAGACCTCTTAGCGGCAGTCGTATTCAACGGCTTAAACGTCCGTTATGCACAAGGTCAAGCTGACAGAGCTGCTGTTATCTCTGCCACAAAAGGCATTACAATTGCCGACATCAACGCTATTAAAGCGGATTTCGTCCGTAGAGGCGTTGAACCATTAGAAGGTGGCAAATACATCTTCTTATGTTCCCCAGAAGTTATCGCTGATATCAAGAATCTTGATGGCGTTAACAAATCCTGGATTGATGTTGAAAAATATGGTGACCAAGCTAACATCCTCAACGGTGAAGTTGGTACATTCTTAGGATTCCGTTTCATCGAATCCAACGTCGTCCCAGTCGCAAGCACATATGTCCATCTCTGCTTAGCATTCGGTAAAGAAGCATTCGGTACCGTTGCTATCGATGGTGAAGATGCTGCTGGTGGCTTCGATGTTATCTACCACGCTCCAGGTGAAGGTGGTTCCAACGATCCACTCAACCAAAGAGGTTCCTTAGGTTGGAAACACAACGGCTTTGGTGCAAGAATCCTTCGTGACGAAGCTATGGTTCGTTATGAATGCTACCACGCCAGTGCTGTCGCTTCCGCATTAACAGATTCTAGCAGAATCGGTTATCGTGGTGCTTCAGGCTTAATTAGCCCAACATTAACTGCTGGCACTAACACAGTCATCAGTTATGAAGGTAACTGCGCTCCAGGTAACATTCTCAAATGTACCGTTGCTGCTACAAGTGGTCACACATTAGCCTCTTCAAGTAAATGGACATCTGGTTCCTTCGTTGGTGTTGACATCATCCAAGGCACCAAAGATGATGCTGTCATCTTCGTCCAAGTTAAGAAGAACGCTACTGCTGTCACTCTCGTCACAGCAAATGCTGCTTCCTAATCTAGGTTAAGGTAAGACAATAGGTTTTCAGGGGTTGTACCTTCAAACAACCCCCTTCCAAAAGAAAGGTGGTAAACAATATGGCAGATGTTAAATACGTCCAAGTCCTCATTCCTGAAGACACCATGAATGAATGGGAAAAGGCTAAAACCGTTACTGTTAACGGAGTTACCTATGTAATCCCAGTTGGTGAACCAGTTGAAGTTCCATATTTCGTTGCTGAAATTGTTAACGATTGGATCAAGAACAACAAAAAAGCCAAAGAAGATTACAAAGCAAGAATGAAAGAACTTGAAGATCAAGACAAGTAATTCTATCTGCCACTTCTAGTGAGTGGCACTTATGGTTCGTTAGCTCAAGGTAGAGCAGGTTACCACCGATATTAGTTCGCAGCTAATACGAACCGCCGAAATAAAACACAATTCTAAAGAAAGGAAAACACAACATGAGATTTGCTGACTTAGTAATCAATTGCTTAAAAGAAACATATCATAACGATGATGTTAATTTGAATGTCACTCATTTACGTGATGGTACATTGGCGACAAATCCTGATTACGCCAACGAACTTAACAATGTTTGTATTTCCATAAATAAAGCAATTTCTCGCCTTATTACCGCTGGGAAAGTGCCATTAAAACACGATATCTTAACTGCTGATAGAGATAAGGAAGTCTACCCTCTTCCATTTACTGATATTAGAGCAATTCGTTCTGTATTCATTATGAGAGAAGGTCATCCTATTTATATCGGTTGGACATTAGTTGAAGGAAAGCAACTATATCTTGGTTACGGACTCGACTCCACTATTCACATTTTATATGAAAGAAAGATTCCAAGTTTCTTTGAAAGTGATTTCAATAACGATGATGATTTAGAACAAAAATATGG